CATTTAATACACCCCCCACTCATCTTACGTTTGCAATATAATTGTGTTATACATATACACTGCTTAGTAATCTTCTATACTTCTTTGACCCCAAGCTTGTAGCATTGCATCTCTTCTTGGTTTCCAATTTTGTCTATTGGCGTGAGTAACAGCTACACCTATAATCTTTTCATATTCTACAGGTAGGTTCTGCTGTAGTTTAGCAAGATAATCACCCCAGTGGTAGAATTTGCTAGCCCCTTGGTAATTCATATGCTCCCATTTTTTTTCGCTAAAGTTATACATATCACGGTAAAGTAAGGGCTCTCTTGCGTGATAAACATCATTGTCATACTCTTCTTTGTGATAAGTCATAAACTTATACGGCACAAGATAACTTAAGCTCATATAGTTGCCTTTATTCTCTGCAACAACGTGCCTAAATGTATCTTGAACATCTTCGAAGTTTCGCTCATAGGTATACTTTGTTTGCCAATACCATAACAAATACTTCAACGTGCTTGGTTTCCAAACTGATACGCCGATACCCGGCATAACATAAACAACAAATTTTGCTTCGTGCTGTGGGTTTATCAATGCACCCGGTGTTGGTGGCTTTAATTGACCACCGCTAAATTTAAATTCTGCAACTTCTAAAGCTACATTGCCAGTTTCACAAGCTCTTGCATCTAGCTTTACTTGTATAGAAGTATCGCCAATAAAAGCATCTATACCTTTTACTCTGTCTAATGTATCACCTTTAAGAGTTGACTTATACTCGCCATCCATAATACCCATAGTGCACATTGTATCTATTACAGCTTCACCTAAGTCACCTAAGACAAGTGATTTGTAAAATTCGTGTAGTGGTTTACCAGTTTCTTCATTTTCCATAATATTTACTTTAGCATACATTAGAAAAAAAATCAAGTATAGTAATAAATATGGATATAGCAGTAGTGATACCAACTCTAAACGAAGAGCTGAATATCAGAAACACAATCAAGATGATGCCCTCGTTAGTCGATGAGATTATTGTCGTCGACAGTGGTTCAACAGACAGAACGCAAGCTATCTGTGAAGATATGGGTGTGCAGTTTTACTTTGCAAAGGATATTGAACCCAGTCAAGGTCATCACTTAGGCAAAGGTGAGAACTTATGGAAGTCTCAATTTGTCACTGACTGTGACATCATTTGTTATATAGATGCTGACTTGTTTACTATAAATCCGACTTATGTTGAAAGCTTGGTGAGTCCTTTAATGATTCAGCCTAAAACAAAATTTGTTAAAAGTTATTTCGATAGAAGTCATACGCCTTACGGTGGTCGAGTAACTGAATTGACGGCTAAGCCTTTACTCAGTGTTTTCTATCCCGAGTTGACTCAGATACATCAGCCGCTCAGTGGTCAAGTTGCAGCATATAGAGAAGTTCTACAGTATTTAAAATATCCAGTTGATTATGGTGTAGAGATTTCTCACTTGATTGACATCTACAAATCTTTCGGCATAGATTCTATTGAGCAAGTATTTTTAGGCAAGGTAGGTCATAGGAATAGAAACTTAGAAAGTTTGATACCTACGGCTGAAAGTGTCACAAACATAATTATGGACAAAGCATTCGAACACGGCTTAATTGAAACTAGATTTGTCACTGACATAATCTACAGAAGTCCTTCCATTAACATTTAACATTCTGTTAACACACTTGGCGTTCCGAGATGCTACAGTTAAGAACTTATGAATTATTTAGAAATGATAGCGTATGGAACAGCCAGTAATAAAACTATAGAACAAATTACTTATGGCAAATCTAAGAGGTCGAAGAATCTTCGTAGTCTCGAACCCTTGAAATTGGGAGAACCTTTGTTTCATTTAACCGTAGACGACCTACCCTAAACTTATAAATTCTTCTCGCTTTATCTGCAATCATTTTATTTAACTTGTAGGTGTTTTTAAAGGCGATTGATTCATCATCTTTAGGAATAAGCAACCCAGTTGATTGAGTTTGCTTTCTTGCTGCAGGCAATTCTTTCCAGTCACCTTTTGTATATTGATGGTCAATAGTTTCTTTCAATAAAGGTAAATCAAATAGATGCACTTCATCGGCATTGATATCTACAAACAAAACGAAATCTGCAATAGAAGTCATCAACCTAGATTCTTCATCATCTTCTATCAGTGGCAAGAATATCTTATCGTGTGGTTCCGGGTTACCAAGAACTAAACAGTAATAAGGAATATTTTGTTTGTTCAATATAAATAAGTCCACCCCATCGTCGACTAACTTTGCACTAGAACCATAATCATAAGTTTCATAACCAACTTGATATTTAAAAAATAGATAGCCTATCTCTGATAGCCAGTATTTATTTTTTCTTACTAAGAGTTCTGAATTTTCCATCCACAAGATGATACCGCAGAAACGAAGTCTTGCCAAGTATCTTCAGAATCATCATCTTTTTGCGGCTGACCGAATTCAATCCATATTGCGAACAGGTCATCATACTCACTTGGGTTAAGTAAGAAACCTATAACATCTTCTATGTCTTGTAAAACATCTGTGTCTCTGAGAGCTACAACAAAAGAAGTGAGTTCTGTATATCTGTTTAAGACTTCTTCAAACTTTCCCATCAAAGATTTTTGAGCCCACTTTTTTTGCTGCGATAAAACTGCATCTATAGCAAGAAAGATTTGTTGACCAACAATATAAGAGGCTTCTTCAACTGGTGTTGATTCATCTACAAATTGTTCTTCTAAGATTGCGTAATAGTTTGATGGGTCAATAAAGTTCATTGGGCATTCTGATTGATGCTTAGACACAGATAAGTTCACTGTGCAGAATTCGCACATTTGGTCGGGGCTAAATAACTCTTCCGGGTTAAACATAGTCTTAGTATAATCGAAAAAATAATACATAACATTTGACAAAAAATATATATTGTATTAGAGTAGTAATAACTACAATAAAAGGAGGTATCCCGTGGATACTAATTTCGTGCCCCATAGGGTAGAAAGATTACCCGAGAAAACTCGAGTAAAACCATCGTCTGCTGTATTTACTGCTGACGTTATAAGTATGATGCAACAAAATCCAAGTGATTGGTTCTGTGTATCAAAAGTAGAAGTGCCTAAAGATATAACTCGTAAACAGATGAATAGTCTGAGAGCAGGTTTATATTCAAAAGCACAATATAGAAAAATTCGATATAACCCATTAATGGAATATACCGTAAGACTAGCTGAAGAAGATAATGGAAATTATTTATCTTTGTTTGTCCGACTACAAGGAAATGAATTCGATTTTCGTGGAAATTAATAGAGACAAGTTAGTTGAATTACTTCTACTTGCTAAGAATCAGAGAATTCAATATGGCGAGGAAGAAGAACTTGACCTTGACGAGTATGGAGGGATGACAGCTGAGGAATTAGTTTTACTCAGAGATGAAATCGATTTACTCACAAAAGATGCAAGAACATTAAAAAGATGGATTGATGACAGAATCAGAGGTCTTCTCACTAATAAAGTTATGAGATTTGGTGAGAGAGTTTTCAGAGGTAGGAATGCTTCTAAACTTGTGCCTTATGATAGTGATAAGATAATTGACTTCCTCGGTGACGATTGGAAGAAGGCTGTCCGTCCAGCTTTTAGGGTTACAGCAATAAAAGCAATTGCTGAAGAAAGAGGATTAGATTCAAAAGTTATAGTAGAATCTTTATTTGATAGAGTTGAGACTGAAAACTTAGAAGTCAATCCTCTAGACAGGAGTCCGAAGTTTATACAAGAAAAACTGTCAGACTCAGATAATATAATAGTAGACATATAAATAGGAGACAATATGAGTAAAGAGACAAAAGTCACTAGCTTGTTGAGACTTGCTAAGCAATTCCCACCACAGTTAGTGTCTACAATCAAAAAAGGCAACAGAGAAGAAGACTATATAAATCACTCTGTTATCGCACAAAGATTGCTACAGGTCGTCGGTCCATATGACTGGGACTTTACTGTAATCTATCAAGGTGATAACCCTATCGCTGTTAAAGGAACGCTTACCGTCGATATAGATGGCAAGACAGTTTCTATTGCAGGGGCAGGAACGCCACAAAACAATAAAGAAGATATCGGTGAACAAATTAAAAAGATGGAATCTGATGCTTTTAAAAGAGCGGCTTCAAAAATTGGTGCAGGTCTACACTTGTGGGCTCAAGAACAATACTTCCTCTTCGCCAATCTACTCAATGAGTTAGAATTGAGCAAAGACGAGGTTAACTAATGGACGACCTCGAAGAAGGTTTTGAGGTTAAAACAGGGTTTAGGTTTATGGTTGTTCCCAAGTGGATTCTCGAAAGAGATTCTAAAGGGAACGCCTTAGGCTCTTCTGCAGTTCACGTTTACACAGCTTTAGTTAGTTACGCTAACAAAGACTTAAATTGTTTTCCAAGTCATTCAACATTGGCTGATTTGGTAGGCAAGAGTGTGAGCTCAGTAAGAAGAGCTTTAGACGAGCTTAAAGGATTCGGTGCCATTCAGTGGAAAGGTAGAGGAGATGGAGAACAACAAAGTTCTAATCTTTATTACTTACCACACGAACGTGGTGCAGAGTTTGAAGCCCCAGTAGAAGACTATCAACAAGCTGAGACAGGTGATGGCTTTATGATACCGGAAGGTGTTCAGAAGAATCACAAAGATGAAGCATATGTTTTTGCTTTAGGTGAATTGTTTGGGCAACCCAAGACAAGTAAGCAGTGGGCAAGATACAGAAATGTAGCAAAAGAAATTGCACCACACGCAACCACACCTAAAGATGTCAAAATAGCCTTTGATAAGTATCCGAAGTTTATGCCAAAAGGAACAACTAGAACGTTGGAAGCCCTAGGCAAACACTTCCAAACTTTGATGCAGGTTGAGACTGACAAAACAGTTGACACTCTCAATAGACTTGAATCTTTGAAGTCAGAAAATATTGTGGAGTTTTAAAGATGTCATCTCAAATTATGGTATAATAGTAAAAGATGGCAGGACAAATCACACCAAAAAATAATAACGCGTGGGACCCCGAAAATGAATCTTGGGACGAATACAAGGTTCGCAGAAGTGAGGGTAAGATGGGAACAGGTCAACCAAATTCTCAAAAGAACGCTCGTGGTCTATGTCCAAATACAGACAAGCCTAAACGTGGTTGCGATTGTAGGACTTGTATAAATAGAAGGAATAGGTCTAAGGGAAGACGAAAGCAAAATATGGTTCGTAAAAAATTAGGTATTCCGGATAGAAAATTCCACGGTGCAGATGCACACGAGGAAAATTGGAGGTCTGCAGTTCGCATAGAAGTGAAAGCAGGTCAACAAGTAGGACCTATATCAACCCGGTTCAAGAAAGCAGAAGCCCAATCTTGGGAAAACGTTAAGAACATAGAGGGTGGTAAAGGTAAACCATTTATGATGGTGGCTATGCCCGACGGAGAGACTGACGGTATAGTTCTATTTCGACTTTCACAGTTGAAGGAAGTCGTTTTAGGTATATTAGAAAATTGGGAAAATCCCGAGGAAGATAAATATTAGGAGATAAAATGCCAGTAAGCGTAGTAACACTACAAGGAAATCTAACAAATGTCGAAATGACAACAGGAAACACAGGTTCAGCCTTCACTAAAGCATCTTTAGCCGTAAGCGGTGGTAAAGATATGAATGGTGAAGACAAAGAAACATTGTGGTTCAATGTAAAGGCTTGGGGAGATTTAGCAGAAAATATTGCTGAGACTTTTCAAAATGCTCAAAACCAAGGTGAAAAATCCTTTAGAGCAATAGTAACAGGGAAAATAGTTCCCGAAGCATGGGAAGATGCAAACGGTAATAAGAGAACAACTACAACTGTATTTGTAGAAGATATAGGTGTATCTCTTAAGTATTCTAAAGTTGGTAGCATAAATAAATCTATGAACCCAATGAATAGTGCCAAAAGCTCTGCCGCTTTTTCACAAATGAAAAAAGGTAGCGACATACCGGCACCGGCACCAAAAGCAGAAGTAACTGCTGATGCTGCACCATCTGCACCAACTGCTAATGAAGACGGAGGAAGTGAGGTTCCATTTTAATGGGATGGTTTAGAAAATTAGGTAAAACAAATGATGCCCCAAAGCTAACTGCAATAGAGCAAGCTTGTGCTGATAAAGGTATTGATTTGGATAAGTTAATTAAGAAGAGCAAGGTTTCTGCAAACACTGTAAGTAAATACAATGTTATGGATGCAAAGATTCCAACAGGGACGTTGAACAAGTTAGAAAAAGTGTTAGGCAAAGGTTCTTTAAGTAGTGCCTCAAAGTAATATCACTTTAGACGATTTGATGGGTGTCAATGAAGTGGCTACCTTTTTACAAGTAACGCCAAATTTGGTGTCAGCTTGGATTAAAAGAAATGTTATGCCACTTCCCGACACTACTTTAAATGCCGGGAGAACTCTAATTTGGACAAGACAAACAGTAGAAGACTGGGCAACAGCTACTGGTAAGATGCCTATGAGCAGAACACCAGTTTGGGTGAAGCCAAAGAAGGGATAAGATGGATAAACGAACAATTATTAACCCCGGAGCTTACTCAATCTTTATCAGACAGATGGTAAGAGACGATGGATTGTCAATTAATGAAATAAACAGAGGTATCGGTTGGAATGATTACTATGCCAACACACTTCTGAAAGACAATAAAATGCCTACATTCAACAACTGTCTTAAAGCAGAGGCATATTTTAAAGAATACTTTATGCGAAGTAATAAATTTAAAAGACATTTAAGAAAAACTATACAAGTTTACGAACCAATTGATGTTATTGATTGGCTCGAATCAGAATGTGACGACCAAGACTTATGGCTAGCAGGTATGAGTCAAGACAAAGGCAACTTTCTTAAATCCGATATGGCATCTCTCGAAACAGGAGAGATTCTTTTTAAGAAGTTAATGCTATTTACAATAAATATAGATAGATATGAAGATTCACCAATAGGTGATTACATTGGATTATCAATGGAAGAATATGAAAGAGGTGAAGTAGGATGAGCGAAGACAAAGTAGGCATTCAATTTACAAAACTTTCTGAGATTGCTGAGGCAGACGTAAATCCAAAAGACCACGACATAGGTGCAATACACGAATCTATGAACAGGTTTGGTTTTACCTCACCACTACTTATGAATGAAGCTACAGGGAAACTTGTTGCAGGTCACGGTAGAGTGGAAGCCTTAACTCAGAAAAAACAATTTAACGAAGACCCCCCAGCAAATATAAATGTTGATGAAGACGGAGACTGGTTGATACCAATTATCCGTGGTGTCTCATTCAAAGATGAGAACGAAGCTCAAGCATACTTGTTAGCAGATAACAGATTAGTAGAGCTTGGTGGTTGGAATACAAATGTTCTTTTAGAAGAACTTGAAAAATTAGCAGAGGCAACTGACTTGAGTGGAACTGGTTTCGACCAAGCTGACATTCAGCAAATGTATGACGATATGGAAGCGTCAATAGACGAAGGTGAAGATAAAGGGTTGCCAATGGGTAAACCATCTTATGAGATAGTGTTTGACGATGAAACTCAACAAGCACAGTTTTATTCTTTCGTTAGATGGCTTCAAGATAATTATGATGGTGAAACAATCGGAGAAAGATTTTTTCAGCACATAGAAATGTGTATGGGGGAATAATGAGTGATTTTGAATATCAATTATTAGATAAAGAAAAAAAATTAGAAATCTTAGACAGACAACTTCTAGAGATGGAAGTGCAGAGATTTAGTCTTGAGATGTCTGAGCCTAGTAGATTACAAGGTGAACCACAGCAATATACCCAATGGCAAGCAGCAATGTTACAGTTTGATACAGGTATAGACAAGTTACGTAAAGCTAAGTTAAAAACGGAAAATGGCTAGACAAAAAGGTTTCATTGAGGAGAATGTTTATGAAGAAGCTAAGAAACGTATTCATCATATTTATGACACTCACGACAATGTTAACATTGCTTACAGCGGTGGCAAAGATTCTACCGTCATCCTTAACCTCGTTTGGGAAGTCGCTCAAGAAAGAGGACTAGACTCAATCGATGCTCATCATAGAGATGAAGAATTGAATCCGGGACTGATACTTGATAATGTAAAGTATTACTTTGACCAACCTTGGTGCAATATGACGTGGTATGCACTACCAAAGAATGGTTCTTTCTTCTGTTTAGGCGTAACTAAGCAAATAACTTACTGGGACCCAAGTGGAGAAAGAGAATGGCTAAGACCTAAACCCGAATGGGCTGAGACTTTAAATGATAGAACAGAAGTCTTAGGTCGACACGGCTATGACCAAATCATTACTGATACTTATCCTAAAGGTAAAGTAGCAATAATAAATGGTATCAGAGCTGAAGAAAGTTTAGTTCGTTACCGTTCAGTAGTAAATAAGATTACTGACAACTATATTGTAAGCTCTAGTTTAGATAGAACTAGATTAGCTAAGCCAATATATGACTGGATGGAAAATGATGTATTTAAATACTTTCACGATAATAACTTAAGATACTCAGCTTGGTATGAGCAACAATTATGGAGTGGCGACGGACTTAGGGTTGCACCACCATTAATCGCAGAATCTATGAAGACTATAGACAAGTGGGCACAGATGGACCCGGAGTTTTATAACAGGTTAACTGATATATTCCCCGAGGTAAGAGCACACGAAAGATACAAGGGCACGATAAGCGACGCACACATTTATAAAGAATATGGTAAAGATATGGAAGGTGTCAAGCAATGGATTGAAGCCAATGTTGACCCGGAAGACTCTGTTTATCCAAGAATGCTGCAGAAGTGGAAAGCTGTAAAGCGTTTAACTGAAACACAACCGGAGAGATATTTACCGGGAGGCACAGCAGAGTGGGTGTTAAAGCACTTTGTTACTGGCAAAATCATACACGGTGATATTTATCCAATGACTACACAGGAAATACGACAAAAATACGGTAGAAAGAAACCGAAAATTAATAAGAATAGGAGAAAGAAATGATGGATTTGTTTTTCAAATCAAAATCTAAACAGGCATACAGACTTACTATGGTCAAGCAAGAATACCTTGACTACCTAAATGGATGGATTGGTAAGCTCGAAACTAAAATATATAAGATGGAATCACGTAAGCACAATACAGATGAAATTAAAGCTCTTAGAAACAATCTAAGGATTTTAAAGACTTGTGCTAAAACGTTTAAAGGAATAAGTTCTAATTATGAGCAATAAGTATCTATTTCATTCGTTAGAGTTTGTAAAGACAGATGAAATCTCTGTGTTCTCTATTCTCAATGGGGAATCTCTAATAGTTAATATTGGTAGCGAGGGATTAGAAGTAGAGTTCAATGACCAAAGAGTTCATAAAATGAGTTGGGAGGAGTTAGATACAAATGGCAGTTAATGATTATTATTGGGAACTTGCAGAACTTAACCCCGATGCAGTTGTTTATGAAGAATTCGAATCAGCGTATATGGGTATTGCTAAAAGGGTAGGTTTAAAGCCAGTTGCTATGTATGACACTGAAACAATCATCAACACTATTGGTTTTAACTTAATGCAAGACAAAGAGTTTATGGAAAATCTCGAGAAGGACCATACAGAGGAGCAAGATAAGATAGAAGCTCTTTATGATGAGGCAAGTCAACACTTTGACTTCAACATTGCAGGTGGTATCTTCGGTGAAGATAACGAGAATGGACCTATATTCTTGCAGATGCCCGACGTAAACTTTGATGAAAGGATAGAAGAAGATGAGTAAAAGATTCAGAAAAGAGCAGCACCAGTGGACTCAAGAGATAAATTGGAATACCTCTTTACCTAAATACGGTGAGAGTGAAAAGAAAAAATGAGTATATTCGAAGACCAGCCAATAAGTAATGTAGTTTGGAAACTAGCTAGTGAGTTAGACCCTAACGATTACAACCCAAACAGAGTTCTAACAGATGAGTTTAGAATATTAGCTTTGAACATTCAAAGATTCGGATGGATACAGCCAATACTTATAAACAAGAACAACATCATTATTGATGGTTTTCATAGATGGAAACTTGCTCAAGACAGTAAAGAACTTTATAAAATGTTCAGCGGCAGAGTTCCTTGCGTTGTTATGGACTTAGATGATAGGGAAGCAATGCTACTTACCATCAGAATAAACAGAGCTAAGGGCGTTCACGAGGCTAGTTCTATGGCAAAGATTGCAAAGAAACTAGTAAATGAGTTCGGAATGACACCAGCTAACCTACAAGAAGAGCTTGGTATGGGCGGCAGAGAGGTCGAATTGTTACTTGCTGACACTGTATTCGTCATAAAAGAGATAGATAAATGGCAATACTCTAAAGCTTGGTATCCATATGAAGACAAAAAGAAGTATGGCAACAGTGACGTTAACTAAACAGCAGATACTTAAGATACTTAAACGCAAGGTAGAAAGCCACAACAAAAGGTTTGAGTTTATCTCGGGCAAGAAAGCAGACTTCTACACACTGAGGATTGTATTTTCACGTGGGTATGAAGCAGAAGAAATGTTTGGTGAAGACAATGAGAACAAAAAAATTAAAGCAGGCTTCAGAAGAGTAAAGTATTTCTTGTATCTAATGAGAAACGGTTACCCGGCAATGACCTCTGACTTAAGTGCAGAAGAAGATTTTCACATACTACCTAAAGGTCACAGAATGAAAGCAGACTGGGAGACTTTTCATAGACCCGAGTTTGATTACTTTATCGATACAGAGACTTCATTCGACAACTATATGAACGTATTCGAAGAAGAATAAAAGATTTACCTAAGATAGCTTGACAAACTGGAAAATCGTGGTATTGTGATAGAGACAATCAATAGAGGGAGACATAATGCAATCTGTAAAGGTTGACGTTAAAGAAGATACAGTAAACATAAGAGACATTTGGCTAAAGAACGCCGAAAAAGCTAAAGAATTTGGTGGTAAAAGATTTCTTGGGTTTACAGAAAAAGGCGCTGAAGTATGGGTTTCATATCTTTTAGATTTAGAAACTGGTTCTTTGACTGCCAAGTCATCACACGATTTTAGTGCATTGATGTATGAAGAAGCACAACTTGCTACAGCAAGAGTTACCGTTCCTAGAAACAAGGTTCAAAGAACCTCAACAGAGAGAATGGTTAGAGCTAATGCTAAAAACGCAGGTGGTAAAGTAACACTATTTACTTTGAGTTATATTCAAAGGTTATTAGATATGATAGATGGTAAGAACCCTAGGGCATTCGTCAAAGGTAAACCAACTACCTTACTTATGAATTACCTAGCAGGTGCTATCTATGAGGGTGACCTAGATGAAGAAAATGGTTTCACTTTTAGACAAGCTATAGAAGTAGCAAAGCTACCCGAAGGTGAATACTTTATAGTCTAACAAAGAAGTATAGAAGATTACTAAGCAGTGTATATGTATAACACAATTATATTGCAAACGTAAGATGAGTGGGGGGTGTATTAAATGTTCGTTGCCCGAATCTAAATAAGCCCCCTACCTAGTCTGCACATAAATTTTTTTATTTAGTAGTTGACAAAGTATACAAGGTATGTTATAGTTATTACTATAAGGCTGAACGGCTAGTTCAAAAGGGTAAGACCGTTCGTGATTTCTTCCAAAGAAGAGAGAGCATCCCCTGCTTTATTGGGTCCAATCCTATGGAGAGGAGTCTAGGGACAATAGGGGAGGGGTCCGTTTTTATTTTCCAATCAAAAAAAATCTGAATTCCAAAGTCGTCCAAATTTTAAATTTCAAAAATCTAAATCTATACTTTAGATAGAGGTCCGGACTATTTTCTAGTCACTAATGCCCAATGGATTAAAAAGGTTCCGGACATTATTGGGAATCTTAATGCAAATGGGAATCTAAACCTAAACTTTATATCTAGATTTTGGAGTTGGTAAATTTTGGTAAAAGTTCCGGGAGCTCCGTGGAGTATAGGATTTAACTCAAAAAAGAAATTAATTGTATTGATTTGACAAATGTCCTACTTTCTGTTAAGTTATTAATACAAGATAAAACAGAAAGGTTAAAAAATGAAATACACATTGGCTGAACTTAATAAAAAGTATCAAAGTAAAGATATCTTTATTAACGCCACTATGGTTCCATCTTTTAATTGGTCTACTAGAGGTATCAAAGAGTTCACTATTAAGACTAGTAGTGTATGCCGGGAAAACTTTGAGACATTAGAAGCCATTAATAGAAGACATAACTAAGAAAGGCAGACATTGATTAGATTGTTATTAGCAATAATAGACGGACAGCAAAGTGAAGAAAAGGAAAACAATGAAGACATATAAGGAGAAAAAATAATGCCTAAGTTAAAAACATATAAGATATTAGTAAAATTTGATGCGACTGACGAAAAAGACGCAGAAGATTTCGTTTACGATATGCAACCAAAAGATTGGTTAGAACATTTAGAGGAGGAAGAATAATGGCAGATATCACAGAAGTATTAGATGAGTATTGCGAAAGTGTTTATGGTCATACTAATTGGGGATATACAAGCACATACTCTAAAGAAGAACTATCAGATAAATCTAAGTATGACCTTGAATTAGATAACAGTATTGTTATTTGGTATGAGGCATTAAAGGAGGAAGAATAATGGCTATATATGCAAAGTTTGATTTCAACGTTTATATTGAAGTTCAAGATATCAATGATAGTAATGAGATTAAAGACGCAGTAATTGACTGGTGGACTAGCACAACAGACTTACCGGACTATGAAATATTAGAGGAGGAATAATGCAAGCTGAATATTTTATTCACGAAGTTATTGTGTCAGATAGTAAAGGTAAATTATATAATTTTAATAGTGATTATATGAACGAAAACTTTCAAGTTACTGAATACGATACCTTGACACCAATAGAGGAGGAAGAATGAAAGAACATTTAACAGAAGTTGTTTGGGAAGATATATTTGGTAACGAAGTCAAAAGAGACTTTTATGACTTAAGAAGTCCAGCTGAAAAAAAACTTTCTAAAGAACTTGACAAAAATAAATAATCTGTTAAGGTGGATTACATAAGGTTAAGAAATTAACTTTATACAAGCTATTTATGTAGGACGAGAGGAACCTTAGGGTGATAAAATTTCTAGGAAACTAGACATTCAAAGTCTGTAAGTAGCTTGTAGCACATAATAAAGGTTGGTAGTTCATTACTACCTAGACACGAAACAACTAAACGCAGACCTCGTTAATTGTGTGTTACAAGCTATTTATGTAATGACTTGACATAGTGCCAAGACTATGTTATAGTAATTATATTGATAGCGTGAAGTTATCACGCACGGCAACATTTCTTCTGAATGGATACATTCGTTAGGAAATGTGGTTATGTGAGAGACAAACTAGGGAGAATTACTAGGGGAATATGCTTTCTGCTCGGGTGAGACCGGGACTCACGGAGAGCGACGAAGGAGCCGGCACCTCGAGGGGTGGAGAACCGGAGCACCTAGCCAGTAAAAAGAGACAAAGAATTGACTTTGTTAACATTCTGTAGATGACTTGAGAGTTGCAGGACACCTTGGGTAACTGAGGTCGGCTGAGATTAAGCCATTAGGTAAGAGAGAGAATGTTATGGGAACGCCCCACTAAATCTGCGAGTTTCCGAAAATGGGAATGTTTGTGTAAACCGTATAGGTCTCATTCTGTGTAAAAAGAGTTGGAGGGTGAAAGTAACGGGTTCATCTGAATATAACTCAAGTGATAACTCCACGGTATCAATAAAACGGTCCGGACCCTCTTAAGTGAGGTAATGGTCAGATACTGGAGGCTGGAATCTAACTGGAGACTGGATTCAACTCCAAAAAGAAATTAGGTTACAGAATTTGACAAGTTATTCAAAACCTGCTAACTTGGTTATATATTCAATACGAACTTGAAATAGTGGTTCTGAGGATATTAAGAAAATTTGGCTTTTTGACAACAGAATATTTATATCAAACTTTAGCAAGATAATTTTAAGAGTTGGCTCGTAAAGTGTCCATAGTCTCGAAAAGAAACCTCTTGTTCGCTATGTTTTAAGAATTGTGAGAATACTAGTTAGGACCACAAGAAACCTACTACCTCTAGCAACAATGTGAGCTTATCGGAAACTACCTGCACAGAGTAAGAGAGGAAACTCTCAGTTGCAACTAAACAGCTCTAAAGATTGTCTTACTAAAGTTTGGTAATCGAATATAAATGGATTACTAATTTGGATACTGGAGAGACTGTGCGAGGCAGTTAGTCGACAAGAGCCCCCTCAGAAAGTATCCATAGTTTTAAAGGTCAAAGGGTGATGACATAGCAATGAGGTGGAAAGCCAATCGTGTGTGTTGCTGTGTAGCTCTACAAAAAGGAAACTGTGAAGGACACACGACTGTGCAGTTTCTCGTTAAGGGAAATAGTGTCGGAGCTTGAGATTCCAAGTTGGTAAATAGCTCCTCAATGGACACAAACTTGGATTCCCTTTAATCCTACTTTGTGAAATTTTTCACAAGGATATAAAATAAATCTTAAATAAAGTTGACATAGTTTTAAATCTTGTTAAATTGGAAGTATGCAAAAACATAAACTAACATTCTACACACCACAGAGTTGGGTTTACTTATTCAGTATCCCTACAAGCTCTATGCGTGTAGAAAACTTCCTAATAAACACATTAGGTCGTTATCTTATGTTCTCGAAAGACATTAGGTCCTAGAGACGTGGGGCAGTGTGGAGCCTTTCAACAGAATCCACACACGATGAAAAAAATTTTCAATAAGAGTTGACAAAGATTACAGAAAGATTAAAGTAAGAGTATGAATATTAAAAAAACTATAAAACAAAAAGGGGGTGTGAAAATGTCCGAACAAACAATAGACAAGCGTTTCGTTTGCAAAACTTGTTCCATGGTAACCAAATCAAATGGTTACTGTAACAATGGTCATAAAGTTGTTAGCTCAAGAGCTTTGCTCAAGAGTATGTTCTTTGATAATACAGATAATACAACTCTGTTATTAACAAATAACGGCAACTTCGACAATAGCTATAGTTTGCAATCCGACTTCGAGGAAGCCGGTTACTTACTAGACGCTTTGCGCGAATAGGTCCATTTGCTTTGAACGGGGTTCGCTGTTACCTGTCAACAGAAAACAGCTCCAAATATTTTTTTATTTAATCCTTGACAAGTAGAACATTATTTGTTAGGGTTAAAGTATTAACCGACAAGCTAGGAGTAAAAATCTTAGGACTAGAGACTGAAAGTTTCGGGAGAGGTGGGAAACCATAACTTATAAACCTCTTAAATACCCGAGGAGTAAGTCAAAGGTATAAGGACCTAGCAGGTTAATAAAGATTAACAAAACAAAAGGAGACACGATGAAGTTAGTAACCAAAGAACTTGAAAACAAGTTCCCCGAAATATACGAGACACAAAGACAAGAGGACCCAATAGTGCAAGCGAAATATTTTTGCCCGTGGAATAATTGGACTTGGTATGCGACAGAGTTTGATAAAGAAGAGGGAATCTTCTACGGACTTGTAGCAGGTCACGAAGTTGAATTAGGATACTTTGACCTTGAGAGCTTTGAAATAGTAACAGGACCATTTGGAATGAAAGTAGAGAGAGACCTTTACTGGACACCAACAGCTTTAAGCGAAGTAGAGAAGATGGAAAGGGAAGCACGTGGATAACATAAACTACGACCTTATAGGAACAATCTTTATATCCATTATGGCTACAAAGTTTGTTTGGGATTTTCAAGGTTGGGCTGAGAAGTGGATTAGCCGAGCTGAAAGAAAGTATAAAAGTTATTTGACAAAGTAACAATACTTTGTTAGATTGGTATTAAGACAAACAGAAAGAAGGACGAAAATGAACAGACCGATATTTGAAATCGCAAAAGACATTAGGAACGATTGGACAAACGCTAGCCCATATGCTTTACCTTATTTGGAGGCAATGGACGAGCTTGACTCCATAGAAGACAGATACATATTTGATAGTGCAAAAAGCGTTGTTAGATATTTTCTCGCTAACGCTACACCTTGGAAAGGGGAAGTTGCTAGGGAGATTAAAAAAGAACTAAAAGATATGGTTGCTTAACGGCACCGGAAACAAAAGGAAAACAATGAATAAAGAATTACAAAAATACTGGGACGCTTTTATATTAAGCGACCTAGTAGATAAGAACAGGAACAAAAGTGGATACGTAAGTCCACACAACATAGGTTATGGATTGTTTAGGCACACAGTTCGCAATGCTGTTAACACAGTCCCTAAAGATTTAAGGGACGAATACCTACAGACATTTGTAAACAAAGACCTTACAAAGATAACTAAATGGTATAGAGAGTCCAAGGCTAAAGAGTGGAGACGTTATTCTAAAAAGAATACTATCGACAAGAATAAGTCCTACCACTTGAATGGATACAAAGATATCCCTTACAAAGATAGACCGGGATTCGAATATAAGTAATTAACATCCGGGGGTAAGGATTTTGTTTTTGTTTTGCCGAGCCCCCAAGTATTAAGTAGGAATTAAACCCATCCAGTGAGGTGGGTATTCCTACAAAGTTTTTTTTAAAATTGACTTGACAAAGAATAACTTGTCACTAGTATATTATATATGAACGAAAACAAAACAGAAAAAGAGGTAACAATGACTAACTTAAACGACGCTATCGAAACTTATATGACTACTGCACCAGTAACAATGACTATGGTTTTCAACGTTGAAAACAAATCATTCACAACAGGTGAAACTGTTGAGGGTGCTTACACAGTCAGCGAATTGGTTAACGCCATGAGCAGACAACCACAAGAATCCATCTCACAAGCTATCGATGTTTTAGCTCAACTTACAGCGATGAACGATGAGCGATACGATATGGCTTATTGGTCAAACGTGGCTACTGCTGTCTTAGGCATAGAGAATGCTCAAGACGAAACCGGCGTAAATCTTTAAAAGGTAAAAAGCTACTGGGTAACTGGTAGCTATTCCTTTAAATCCCGGAACTATCGAACATATGTTCTATCCAAAGGTTCCGGACCCTATCAAAAGGAGCCAATGACACCTCCAAGACTTAGGCGCGGATTGTGACTAAGTCAACTCCAGTGGACGTCCACTATTCACAAGCTTGTGCACTTGTGAAATAATGGAGTTATTTAATTGTTTTGAGTTAGAGCATATAAAGTATCCTCTAATTCGCTAGCAAGCGAATAGAGAATGTCATCATATGTAGCTTGGCTGATGATTTGCTCATCAGTAGCAGTAGCGAGTGCTGAGGACAGTGCCTCTGCATCTCGTAGCAAGTTGTGTAATGTAATTTGCTTTTTCAAGATGACCTCCTTTCTTTCTTTCTCTGTCTTATCTATAGAACAAGAGTTTTTTAAATTTACGGTAAATCCATTAATTTTTTAACAATTATTAAATCTGCTAATTGTTGCCTTATGTAATCATTGCTTGGATTCTTTTTCTTACTAGCGTCATCAATCATCTCCAATATAAGTTCAATGCTTGGCTCTCTTGGTTCAATTACTTCTATTTTTATTTCGTTCATACTTATACCTATAGGGGAAAAGTTTTTTAAATTTAGCCAATATTCCAAAAAAAATAAAAAACTTGTCACTAGTAACTTATGTAATGAAAAACATTATAAAAATCTTAGTGACCGATATAAAGGAACTAAGTAGCCTACACAAGCAAGCGTTAACCATCTTTCACGACAATTATGAAAGATACGATTTTATTATGACTGCTGTCTCATTTCTATTATTTGCGATGGGATTTGTCTTAATAGGTCTTAACTTTCAAATTACAGGAAGGTTAGTTACAGGGCTTGCTCTCTACTCATTCTTTTGGTGGTCTACTTACTAGACCATCAGAGGAAATAGCTCCAGCCCAACGAGGTTTAGCTCCCTAGATAGGGAGCATTGCCTTGGGTAAGTGTTCAAGGAGATAATCCAAATGCTTAGGAGGGCAAGGAGAGGCACGGTTTAGACTCCTATATGGAACTTCCAACTCCTATGGATACAATGGAGCAGGGGAGCCCATCATTTTTTTTCTTATATTAAAATTCTAGTCCATATAAGAATTGTTGTCAAGCTTATTCCTCGAAATACTCGTAATTTCTTTTATAGTCGTAAGCGCTATATCCATTTAGTTTGAAAAATGTTTTATTAAAAATTCTTCGAGCTAAATTGTAGAGCTTTATCTCCAAGGAGGTTTCCCTCCTGTCGAGCTTTTCCATTATCGCTAACATTAAATTGTTTATTATTTTATACATTGTCATATCCCTCAAATCCCATCTCGTGAAGTTTTGCTTTACAGTGGTCAGTGAACTCGCCGTCCTCTGTAATCCATCCGTAATCCATAACGTCTTGCACAAGGTTGGACCTTTCTTCATTAATTTCTAAAAATGCTTTTACTTTTTTATTTTCTGCTTTACGGATAAGAGTTCTCATAAACATAAAGACTTGTTCATTGTTAAGGTTCCCCTCAACAAAAAGGTCTTCCATTATTTTTAAGAAGTTGTCCATTGATGGATGTTTGTCGTGGTCCATCAAGTCCAAGTTCACATATCCTTGATAACTTTTTATTTGGTTCATTTAGAAACCGTGCTCCTTTCTGAGCTTAGTAATTCCCTCGTTAAAAGTATGAGCGTTGGCATCTTCCAAGGCAAGTTGAAAAATGTCGGTTATCATAGTTGGGTTCCATTCTGTAAGTTTTGAAATCTCACAGCCTAAGTCCATTAATATTTTTTCTAGTGTTGTGGAGAATTCAATCTTCACATCCACTTTAGTGTTTTCTGTTTGTTCCATTGTTTTACCTTTCTTTGGAAATCTTAGACTTACAAATTAATGTAAGTCCAAGTTCCTTTGTGGGCTTTAAAGTTGTGGTGGCTGTTCGCATCTTTTGTATCGCTATAAGCACCACACTCACACTTATAGGTTGATAATGTTTCTTTGTTTTCCATAATTTAAATCTAACAGGTTCGTGGATTTAGTCAAGGATATTTCTTCTTTTTTTTATACATAGTTTATGCAGGAATAGGGTCCTTTATACATTTTTATGTATAATTATACATTTAGTCCAATATAGCTCCTATACACCTTTAAACGCTCTCCTTGAAGACTGCATTCATCCTTTAACGGTTAGCCACTTGCTTGACAAACACCCCTTAAAACGCAATTATGAGCATACAATATATAGTGGTATAATCCAACCAAATCCCTAGCATAGGAATATCATTTGTCAAGTATCCAATAAAATTATTTCAAAACCATTTGACAAACTTCCAACCTCTGTTATAGTTATATTGTTACTTAAATGAAAGCGAAAAACAAAATGGATATTAAAAAATTAGTTGAAGAGAAGGAAGCAAGACTGGAGAAACTCCAAGGAGACTGGAGACAACTTCTTGAAATCGGAAAATTGGACCCAAAACAAGCAAGAAAATTGATGAGAATTAAAAAGGAATGTTCTGAACTCGGGTTAGCGATTTCCGTGGGTAAAGAACTTTTAGAAGAAGAAAAAATCTAAAGTTCCAAGCTGGAGGTTATAAAACCTCCTGTATCCAAATAATCCAAGGAAGTTCCAAAAAAAAACTTTCTAAATAGATTGACAAAGTTCCAAGGTTGTGTTATAGTTTTATTATGAAAAAGACAATAACAAAAGAGGAGTTAGAAATCCTAATAGATGATGAAATAAATAACTTAAATAATTTCGGTATCGATTATGACTATAAGTCCTTATTAAAAAACTATCTAAAAGAGTATGAAATAAAAGGAGAAAACAATGGATAAAGCATTTGTAAAAATGGTGGAAGATATTAACAGTATCGAAGATTGGAGAATTGCTTTTGGTATTCTCAAGGAAAGAAGAAGAGTCCTTGAAAGTAAAATCAAAGACAGTTTCGAGATTGGTGACAATGCTGAAATAGAATACAAAGGAACCACATATGTTGGAGTTATTCAAAAGATAAATCCAAAGACTGTAGTTCTTAAGGTCCCCGATGTCGGGACCTTTCGTTGTAGCCCATCTATATTAACCCTCGTTGAAGAGTGGAAGATATTAATGTAAAGTTATCAAGAAGTTCCCCGAGCAAATAAACTTGGGGAATAACTTGACAAGGTTTATTCCTGTGTTAGAATTCTCTTATGAGAACAACAAAACAAATAGAAAAAATGGAGAGAAGAGCTGAGGCTTTCTCTTCCAAAAAAAAATAGGACTTAAGATTCCGGGGCTGATAGGTAAGCTCCAGTAAGTAGGAATAACTCCTGCCTGTTGGAGAACTTGGGTTCAATTCCCAACAGCTCCACCACGTTCCAAATAAAGTTTGAATTTAGTTGACAAATATTATACTTGTGTTATACTATTCTTATGAAAACAAAAACTGGAGATAAAATGAATAACGAAAGAAACTACAACAATTCCGATGGAAGTTTTAACAGAGAGAAGTGGTTGAATTGGATGAACGAGGCTATCCAAAGCATTCCGTTTATTGGAAGTTGGACTGGTCACACAGTTAAAGTTGTTAATCAAGTTGATAAAAAGATTAATTGGACTTTTTCTTCTGACCACGCGAAGAATAATCCACACACTGTTGATTACCCTACATTCCACAAAGACACAAGGTTTGAGGTTTGGGACGAAGAGAAAGGTTTCGTTGATTGCTTGACTTCACCTAGTAACTACGTTAGGGATGAAATGGAAGTTGACAAAGTAACACTGTTTAAAATTAGTCCAATCAAATGGGGTCCATACGTTAACTATAAGTTTTTAGTTCTCTACCCTAATAAAGAATGGAGATACTTAGGTTTGTGGGAGTTTGACTCTTACGGCTTAAAGAAATATGTTCCCTATGCTATCCAAGCCCAGTTGAAAAAATTAGGCGTATAGGTCCGCGTAGAAAAAAATATATTTAAGTCCTTGACAATTCTTACACACTGTGTTATACTACTCTTATGAGTAAAAATAAACGACTATCAAATTATATTGAAGATATGAATCACTGGAGAAAGTTCCGTGGAGAGGGGCTCATAGATATGGACAACATCGGAAGTTATGTTGAGGATGTCTTTGACAGTTTACTTTCCAACCTTTCACCCGAGAATATCCATAGCGATGGCGAGGCATCCCGTAGTGAAGTCAACGCGCGTTATAGATATCTTTCAGCGGTGTATGAGGAGTTAAAGGAGCTTGGGTTTGACCATACAGATATGAAATACTATCTATGAATTTGGCAACCTCCATTGCTAACAATTAAATAAACAATATCCCTAGTTGGGTAACTGGCTAGGGTTTTTGTTCGTCCAGTGGAGATTGAGTGGAGGGGCTCCTAAGCTGTTCTGTAAAAGGTAGGGTCCTAATGGAATCGCTAAGGCATAATTAATTGTGGGCTCCAGTAGCATTGAGAATGGATATAAAGTTATTAGGGGTAGGGGCACTATTTGCCTTGTGTTTGAAAACTTACTCTTCTTCTAAGACTGAATTTTTTATTTTTTCTAAATTTTCGATTAACCATTTAAGATACGTGTCATCTACATACATTGCATTTTCTTCGAACATAGTAATCGCGGCTTCACTCTCATCTATGGCTGTTAATAGCCTTAAGCACTCGTGAACTAACTGTCGTCTTTCAAGACTGTGTATCATATCTATGACATAAACATTGTTCTGACTCTTTACTTGCATCTCACTCATACTGGTAAGTATACATCTATTTTTGATGTTTTTGAACCTTTACTAGCCCTCTTTTGCCTACGATTAATGTATCGCAGAGTGTCATGTGACCTTATGAAACCGTCTCATATTTATCTGTTAGAATTATATACATATGGCAGAACGAGGCAGACCAAGTAAGCTAACAGCAGAGCTCACAAAGAACATATGCAAGTGGTTAAATCACGGTATGTTTATTGAAGATGCAGCTCGAATGGTTGGTATTCATAAATCAACATTGTATCGATGGATTGAACAAGGTCGTAAAGATAGAGAAGAAGAAATCACTAGTTTGTATGGTGATTTTTGCGACGCTATAGAGCTTGCTAGAGCTCAAGCTGAGGGTGTTTATCTTAACTCAATTAAGTCTGCAGCAGCTCGTGGTCAATGGCAGGCAGCAGCTTGGTGGCTAGAGCGTTCTTTCGAAAAATGGACTAAACCTAACAAGGTTGAAATAGGTGGTTCTGATAAAGAACCCGTCAAAGTTCAGATTAAATATAGTGGTGACAAGAAGTAAAGTTTAGGGTCGCCCGCCGATGCCTAATGAATCAATGTCACTTGAAATGACACCATAAATCACCTTTTTTTACTGTTGCCCTTTTGGGCAGGGGGTATTCTACACGTTTTGATGCTGTGTCCCACACTTATTGTCGGTATATTAAGTTGTTTATAGTATTTACTATAGCATATAAGGGGTATTTTGTCAAATAAGATGGTGGTATTACGCAAAAAAATTTCGCCGACCTCCGGTATGGTAATAGACCTTATAACAACGGTGTTGCGGGGCTGCAGGGGTTCTTTTCCCCTTTGTAGACTGTTCGCACAGAGAACTGGACGCCCTTGTATTCATTGCTGAATTAGGGCTTAACCGACAATAAAGGAGACTATGACTTAACAATCTAGAAAGATTAAGAAAGTCATCTCTTACTTTAATAATAGCATACTATATCTAGTGTTTTATTGCAAACATACCATATAGTGTGTTCATAGGTGACCATACCATATGTAGTATGTTCATAGGTGAACAGGGGGGTGTTCGTATATGAACAGGGGGTCGCTCATATGTGAACAGGGGGGGTGCTCATATATGAACAACGAACTATACCTATATAACTAAACCTAATAACTATACCTACTTAACTACTTAGAGAGAGCTAGTAAAGAAATACTTGTAGAAGAGTTGACAAAGCCGAAGTTTTTTGGTATGGTGTTTATACCGACAATTAAATAGGAGAGTGATAGTTATGTTAAATGACTACCGATACAAAATAACCCAAGAGCAGATTGAAGCAGCACGAGAACTTCGTGCCACTGGTTTGTCTCAACAAAAGGTTGCTGACCAATTAGGTCTGACTAGAAATCAAGTTCAGTATTGGACCAATGATGCAAGTCGTGAAAAGCAACGAGAAAAAAATGCCAAGTATAATAACTGGGCTAATATGACTGACGAGCAAAAAGCTAAGAAGTTAGCTACTGATTATAAAAAGAGAAAAGAGAACTGGAAAGAAACTCCAGCATCTTATCTAAAACATTCAGTGCATTCTGCTAAAGCAGAAACTAGAAGTAACCGACACACAGTGTTAGGTATGGATATTGCTGATGCTGAAAGAGCAACTCAAAATCGCCCTAACAAGAAAGTAGATTATTAATATGAAACACAATGTTATATTGAAAGAAATTAGAAAAATAGATGATATTGAAATTGAAGAGATAAACTCTGAAGATACAAAATATCTTATAAAAGGTTCTGTGCCTTTGTATTCAATCGATATGGTTGAACTAAACAAATGGTATACAAAATGGCTCAAGGATTTAACAAAGCTTGATAACTATGGAACAGAGTATTTTGAAACTATTTATCCCGAGCAAATTCGTGGGTCAGCTTTAGATGCCATAGAAAATTTTATATTGGAAAATCTAGACTTAAAAGATTTGCTAAGTAGTTTTTCTTTTTATAGTGATTTTAAAATTGTTTGGTCCTCTACCTACTTATACTCAGCTTCTGTTGGATTTGAGCTAGAGATTGCAGACGTAGCACCTTTTTAATTTTGGTGTTATACTAAAAATACAACTGTAGGAATAGAGTGCAAGGAGAGCTTGCGACGGCTAGATTTTAGTAGGTTAGTTTCACACAGCATATACCCTACTGTAGTTTACTAGTTCATTGAACACCTAAAGTTGTATCAGATAAAGGAGATATTTATGAGTATATGGAACGATGATGATATAAAAGATGGCTTTGAATTTCTTGACAGTATGGAAGAAATTTCAACGACAGTTATGGAAATCAAAGTTTTAAGCGCAGCTGTAAAAATGGCTAAAGAAAGAAACAAGAATACTGAAAACGATTTACTATTAGCTGGGCTATCAGAAACTTTAGAGAAGTCTATAGAGAAGTTCGAGAGTTTGGAAAGTATGTCTAAATTATTTGTTGAACTTTACAGAAGCTCACTAGCTTTAGGGTATGACTATGAATGAGAAAGCAGCAGATAAAAAAATTAAAAGAAATCTAGAACACGCTGCAGCAATGATTATGTGTTGGATACCTAAAGAAAAAAGAAATCAATATTTAAATTACTTCTACTCGCTATTTAACGACGAATAAAGGAAAAGGAGACAATGTTAGCTAAAGACAATGACAGAATGCTGGAGGTTTCATTCGAACAAATAGAACATCACGGCAACTCTATGGAAATGGTAAGGTCATTTGAGTCAGAACTTGAACACTATAATAATGTAGTTTTTGGTAGAACTCAATCACCAGTATCAGAAGGTATTTCTACAATGTATGAAATCAGTGTTGCTTATTACGCAAGAGCAAAAGAGATAGAAATGTATTGCAAGAAGTTTGAGAGTGGTATAGATGTTGGAAAGACAAGACACCCACTATATAAGTTTAGAACCGGTCAGCTTAATGTATTTATTGAGATGATAAAAGAACTTACTAAACTTGGTAGTAGAAGAATAACTGTAGCTCAAATGATGTTACAAGAGGATTTAAGAGACCAACTATAGTTTAGGTGGGTTACGTCCTTTCGCGCGTTTGAGAAGTCCTTCGAGTATCTACTGGGCTGTTGAGCAGCAAGTGGTTAAGTAACTGCAAGGGTAAACATTGTTCCTGTCATACTTATTTGGATAGGTTCCCGACATAACCGGACGGGTATAAGGCAAAGGATGGAGCCTAGGTTAGAGAAAATCTAATCTGTGTCGCAAGACTGAGGCAGACGCGAATTAGAGTAGCCCACCATTTTTAAGAACGTGAACCACCGTCATACCAAAGTGCGTGTCCTTTATCTACCATTTTTTCGTTGATATCTACACCGTCTATCATTAGTGTCCCTAGAACTCTACCGTATTTACCAGTTCCGTGTGATTGCATTTCAACTTCTGCATCTTCTAACTCTTCTATGAGCCAATCTTTCGCAGCCAGCCCTCGTTTTTTCTCTTCCAAATCTCTTGTTCGTGATTCCGGAGCATTAATACCCATAAGTCGAACACGACATTTATGCCACACATTGAAACCCAAATCAATTCTAACATCTACTGTATCCCCATCTACTACTCTTAAAATCTCTATTTTGTAATAAAACATTACTCTTAGTATAGCTTTCTGTCCTACCGCCGTGTTATAGTAGTTACCCATAACAGAATAGGAGAACCATATGGAAAGTTGTATAGACAACAAAAAGATAAACAAGAAAATAAAATCGACAATAGCTCAATGGTCTAAAGCTCATAAAGCAAGACTTGATGACATAGAAAATAACTTTGCTTATTACTATGAAGGTGGTGTAACAGAAGACTACACTAGCGTAGATTTTGATTTTGAAATGTTAGATAATGATAAAGCTCAGTTGCAGAAATTTGTAGATGAAATGAAATATGCAATTGATAGATTAGAACATACATTAGATACCGTTAAGTGATAGACTGTAACTGTCTACGGTAAATGCCATAGTGAGGATTCTGTGTGAAGATGATAACCCCTACTATTAAGCAAATACTTACAGAGAACCCCTCACAAAGAGGGGTTTTCTTTTACCTTTTTCGCTTTTTAGGCTTTTTAGGTTTTTTCTTAGGTTTATACATTCCGTATCCCATTAGCGCTCTCCTTGTCTCGACAACTTTTTAATATGCTTCCTATAGAGAATCTCATCTTTCCCATCCATAAGATGCTTAGCTTCTTGACGTGTTAGGTATTCTGTAAAAGGTTTTCTGCGTCCCTTATCTTTTATATGCTTGTCATATAGATGACAGATAATCGGTCCTTTAATATTTGGGAAAAGTAATTTAAATCCAGCTTTCTTAAGATAGACTGTCTGCAACGGCTCTTCTGCAAAGAATATTGCTTCTTCTACTAAACAAGGATTCTTACCCCATTCAGAAGTTCCGAATGCAAAGTTAGCACAGAACTTATCTATATCTATGTATTCTCTTCTGTCATCATTTATAGGTTCGTCTATCCAGTTATCAGTGTATTTGATATATGTTCTAAGATTTTTTTCTATTCTTGGATATCTGAACTTTCCATTGCCTACCGGAACTCTTTGATTGTTTACATACTGGTATTGACCAGCATAAGCTGTAAGTATTGTCATAGGGTCTTTAGGGTGTATGTTTATAAGTTTCTCATCCCAATGTGGTGCAAACCAAGTATGGCTATCTATTTGTAATACCCAGTCTTGTCCATCATACATATCGTTAACAACTTTTCTTTGCTTGCCTACACCAAGTAGTTCTTTCTTCAGCTCTATAGTTACTAATGTATATTTAAATTCTGCTTTGATTGTAGCAAGTGCATCTAAAAGTCTTTCTCTGTGTTTATCTTCGCTATACATTA